CGAATAAGGAACATTGCTATTAACAACAGTAGGAGCTTCATCACCTTTTTGCTCAAGTTGAGCTCTTAGGTCTGCTACTTCATCTTCAAGAGTTGAGACTTTACCCTCTGCCTCTTTTCGGATAGCTGTTAGCTTACCTATGCGTTTAAGAAGTCCGTCTTGGCCTTTGCCAGACTCGTCATCTTCTTCACTTTGAGAAAGAACTTCTGACTCGGTTTCAGAATCTTCATTTTCCTCACCACTCGGCTCGGTAGATTCTTTTTCCTCATCATCACCATCTTCAGCTTCATTTTCGACGGGGTGCGTAGGATCAGGTGTTTCACTTTCCTCTTGCTCCGACCCAAAGAGCGAATCAGGCTCCATAAGACGGTCAAGTCCCGCTTGGTCTAAAAGACCTCCAATATTCTGCTTCAGCCCTTCGTTAGCTTCCTGCGACTCGGGCAGTGAGTCACTCTTAGTCTGTCCTTCAGCCATGCGTTTAGGTGCAAGATTCCTCGCCAGTATTTTTTATAAATGGAAATACAGAAAACCCCAACAGCTATAACGCTGAAAGGGCTCCAAATCCTAACTAATTGATAACGTAAAACCTGTTATGATATGTTCTAATAGATTCTACCTGTTTCTTTTCGCTTCGTTTACTTTTTCATCTAGTATGGATTTGAGATTTATTAAGGCATCGAGCCTCCCACAAGCGTGAGCTCTCTCGCTGTCTTCCATCTGTGCTCCTGCGACAAAGCTGACTTCTCCAGTAATTGATTCTTGAATAATTAAATCAACTGCCTTTAAGACATCTTCGCCGTTTCCTGTTGCTAATAGTTCTGTCGCTTTCATTATTGCACTGGTTTAACACCAATTTTTCCTACTTGGGAATTTTGTTGCTGCTGAAGCTGAAATTGCAGTGATTGAGTGTAGTTTTCAAGCAAAGCCTTAAACTGTTCATCTTCCTGCATTTGCCCCTGAGCTTTTGGATTAGACTCAATAAGTTGTTGCACATATTGCAACTTACTTTGTGCTGCTGGGTCTTTTTCCTGATAATTAGCTTCATAGCCTGCCTGCATTGCTACAATTTCAGCTTTTGTTTCATTGAACAACTTCTGAGATGCAGAGCCTTGATCGATAAGTATTTCATCAGCCATTTCTGGGGCTAAACTGCTTACCATTTTCTTAATAAGCGTATTTCTTTCAATTGAACCTCCAGCATCAAGTGGCAATAGCTGCTGTGCAATGACTTCAAGTTTTTTAAGGACATAATCGTCATTCATATCCCTTGCATCAAACTTCATTATAAAGTCTGGCAATGTGTTTAGGTCACTGACTTGTAAAGGAACCCCCGTGACCCTCTGAATATCATCAGGGGATAAATATTGCAGAGTTAATGCGAGCATTTGCTGGTACACTTCTGTCCATGAGGCTAACCAGTTGTTGACTAGGGCTTGTTGTTTCATAGTCGTTGTCAACGGGGGTATATTTCCATGAGGAAGTCCGTAATAGTCTGCTGTATCATGCAATATCATATCTATGCACTGCATTGATGTCGCAGGGACTCCTGCTGTTAATTGTAATGGCTGATAATCTCCCGGTTTTGAAACAGGAACCATTATCGCTGGGCCTAGATTGTTAACCATTCCAAGCCTTCTGTTATATTGAATTGGTGGGACTGTCTCCAATGAAGTTCTGTCAATTATGCTATCGCGTTGAGCTTTTAACTCTGCTTGATGACAGGCGCTAACTTCAGCAACTCCTCGACTCTCAGTAATTGCCCTTCTGCTTGGCCTTTCTCTTCTGTATTCAACAAAAGGATATTGACCGTGAGCATAATCAACTAGCTCATGTTTTGCGTAAAGAGGTTCTTCACTATCTGTCTGAGTTGTGTATGGGTTAAATACTGTGCAGTAAATACCAGCAACATCATCCTCGTTTAATTGCCGAGTGTATGCATAAACAATCTCTATTAAGTTTTTATTATCATCAGGTAAATTTCCTAATGTGTTTACATTTAAACTAATGCCGTTTGGATCGGTTGTTTTTCCAGCAGTTTCAACTGCCTGCTCAACAAAATCCTCATCCCAACCTTCATCACTAATTTTGCTGCGAAGCTCAACCTCTGTCATTAACACTCTTCTGTAAATAACTCGGGCTTTTTGAAGTTCACAAGTTTCTTCTGGGAAAACAATATCTTCGTAAGGCTTTAAAGCTACGCAAACAGGCTGATTACGATTAACCTCTGGCATTGGTATTTCTGTCTCACCAGTTTCTCGAAGTTCCTTAACCATTTTTAAGGCTCTACGTTTTCTAACATTAGGCACAAGACCAATAAACAATTCAGCAACCTGATCAGCAGCTTCTGGGTTTTGAATCATTTCAATAATGTCTTCTGTTAATCCAATTTCTTCACCTCCCTGTTGAGCCATTGCCTGCAATGCTTCAAGTGTAATTTTTTGAGGTTTTAAAATTTGAGTTTGCTCCCAACCTACAAACATCACGCTGTAACCGTAAGTTAATCCGTATTCACCAAACAATTCAGCTTCTCGCTGTAGTTCGTTGTACAGCCTTGAGCCCACTAACCATCTAAATAATGTGTTAAGTGCTGAAGCTGATTCTGTGTCACTAGTTTCAACAGGATTAATACGAACTTGAGCCCGTCTAAAGGCTACCATTAAAAGGTCGAGCAGACTCCTTACTGTAGAGTCAACTAATCTGACTCTTGTATCTGCTGCACCCTCCCAAGGAAATGCTTGTGCCTCGTCTGTTGCGTGTTTCTTAAAATCATTTGTCTGAGAATCCCAAACTGCTAATCTTTGTTTATCACAATAGTCCAAACGCTCCGATGTGAAGCCTTCACCAATTGCTCGACGATATTCATCGTGCAATTCCCGTATATCTGGCTTCTCTGAAGCCTCTGCTAGTTTATCTTTCATTTAATTCAAATACTTGTATTAAGTTTTTTCTATATAATTTCCGTTTACCACCATCAGTAGTATACGTTTTAAGAGCTCCTGCATTCGCAAGTTTCTGCAAATAACTAATACTAAATCCTAAAGAGGTTGCTGCCTCTTTGAATCCTATAAACACACTTTCTTCTGTTAATAACGTATTCATTAATATCCTCCACCAACACCGTGTGCCTTCCACGTTTGCCCATCAACATAGATGGGATCGTAAGTAAGTAAATACCTCAAACAATCCACAAAATCTTTCCACTTATTCTTGTCACCTCCAGAAGCAGTTACTTCTTTCATGCAATCAATCAAGTTTCCACAATCTTCGCTAATAAATAACGCTGGTTGATTTAGGACGCTTAAAGGCTCTTCGATGTTATAGTTTAATTTTTCATTTATCAGGCTTAACCCCTGCTCAATAGGCAATCCAGCAGCCTTATAAAAATCCAATCCAATATCCTCAAGTAAATCTATTAATGTCTCTCCACCTTCAGCAGTTGCGGCTGTACTTCCTCCTGCTCGGGGGTCAATAAGCCTTACCTCAATGCTTTCATCAGATTCAAGCTCTTCAATTATTTCCTTATACTCAAGTAATCCTCTGCCTTCTGGTTTTGCCGCTGGGCCTATAGCTCCCTCTGGCTTTTGAGCAGGCACAGCCCACTCACCATACGTTTTAAGATCAGGCCACTCACGATAAACGTACATATTCCCATCACGATCAACCCGTAGCCAAAGCATAGACCAGTTGCGACTCCCAGCGGGATCGACGCACATATAGTTCGTACCATCTTCTGGAATCTTTTCGGGCTTGATGATGTGAGTTTTTCCAAACTTAGGGAAAAAGTTTCCCGCCGATTTATCTGTATATCCATAGGCTCGGATTTTAATTTGCGTTGACGTTTCTCCTGCCAACGTCTTCTCCATTTGGTCATAAGGGTTATAAGGATTAAATTCTGTGAAGAAGAACATACAAGACTTCTTAGGATCGATGCACTCCATAATGTAAGGCATCTCACCCCTCTTGGCTCCAGCAACAGTTGGTTGATTTTCTAAAAGTGGAGCAGGGCGAGTTTCTTTAATTTCTGCACCATTAACAAAAGTGCCATAGACAGGAGTGTAGCCTGTTATTGGTGTAGCTGTTACCAGCATTTTACCTTTACGGGTCACAAGTCGATAAGCAGCAGTTTCATACCATGTATGAGGAACCAACTCATCAAACCAAATAGCGTCAGCCTCAAACCCTTCCAATACGTCGAGAGGTTGCTGGTATGCATTGAACCAACATTGTGATCCGTTTGGGAAGACGAATGTGCCGTCACTGAATCCGTTCTTTTGTGTGTATTTAACATTTTGCACTTGCCCCCGTTTCATTTTCTTAAACTCTTTAGGCAACATCTCATAAACAGCAGGCTGCTGGTCACGAATGCTGCTTTGGTGAGTCATACTGAAACAGGCAATTCTTGCCCCTGCTTTTTTTGTTAAAAGCTGAACAACATACCAACTTGCAAAGGCAGTTTTACCACTTCGGTTTCCTCCACTAATTAATAATTGATCATGGTCTTTTAATAATTCTTCTGCATCTTTCCAATGGTCTAAAACTTGCCTGTGATTATATGGATCATCTTTTTCCAGCTTGATAAGCTGCTCACGCTCCATCAACAAAGATACAGTAGCCTCTTGTCCATACTCTTTCTCATAGTCGAGAATTTCAGACTCGCTAGGCTTATAAATAGTTGGATGATCCGTTAGCTCTATCACTTCCAAATTTTATTATGCACCATGTAACCAATTAGCCCGTAATTAGCTAAATCCATCCAGCTATCACTAACACTTTCATGGTTAACTTTTTCTTTACCCAATAAATTTTTTAATCTGCAAATCTTATCCTGACTCCTAACTATCACCCCTAACTCTCCACTTAGGCTTATGTTGTCAGAACCGTAATCCTGTTGTTTTTGATCTAAGATTTTTATGAATTTTACAGCCTCTTTTAATGCGTCTTTACCCATCTGGGTCTTTAAATCCAAGCCTACTAATAAATCTTTAATTTCACTCTTCTCCTTCATAGTCATCTTCTTCGGTTTCTATAAAATATTCTGATCCAATATTATAAATTAATTCACGCATTAATGCCTTTAGCATAACGCCCCATATAGCATCTTGCGGTAAATCATATTCTTCGTAAGCTCTATGGATTAACCCCATAAACTCGTTCTCTAGCATCTCACACTGACGATCTAGCGGATTTTCCTCATTTCCCATCTTCGCCATTGTGCTGTTAGTTGATAAATGTCTCCATCTGGAGTCACTTCTATCTGCTGTCCAACAGACCAATTCAAATTATCACGAACCTTTACTCTAAACTCTTTATCTCCACTTTTGCAGACAAGCAAATTTTTGTTTCTAGGACGTTGAACAACACGAACCTCTTCTGGGCCAGAAGGTTTAGAAAAATGCTTCTCAGCCAACTCTACACCCTCTGCTGTTACCATGTGTCCTATGTTCTTACCCACTTTACGCTCTTGTATGTGCTGTTCTATGTTGGGAACTTTTCTTAAATCAGTCTCCGTGACGTTTAACGCTTTCGTCACCTGAGTCATCCAAATCTTCGCCCTCGAAGAACTCTTTTTTAATCCAATCATCTATAAGTTTGTTTGCAAAATTAATATCTATAGCACTATCACATTTAGCCCTTACAGCCACACCCTCTGTTGACTCAAAAGCCACTGCATGAAACCCAACTCCCTCACTGTTAAGGTATCTAAATATGTACCAATTTTTTTCTGGAAACTCATCTTCATCAAAATCATCAAAATCATCAAAGTTCAAATATTCTTTCATCAATTTTTTTTAATATTTCATCTGGAGCCCAATCTAGCCCTGCTAATATCAAATAATATTGCCCTAAACCGTCTTCTTTAAAAAACAGCTTAACTTCGTTAACAACAGCACTCTCAAATATCCTTTGACCATCTTTTTTAAAGCCTTTCTTGCCTCTTCTTTTACGCATCAAAGTGTAGTCTTTTATTGCCTGCATTATTACAGCTACAGCTAGGGCTCTAACCCCCGTATCTGATAAAATGGCTCTGTGTTCAACAATAGGTAACATACAATAACCTCGCTCGGAGCTCTCCTCCGATTCTATTCAGAGCCTACCTAATCAGTTCCTCCCAATTATGACCGCATCGATTAGGCAAATCATTTACTGTCTCCTGCTGTATCCACAACATCCATCTGTTGTGACAACATTTGAGTTAATTTAGACATCCCTTCTGCACAACCCAAGTTGCTGGCCTTACAGTTTATAGTGTAGCGACTAGAGAAGTCAGTTTCACGGGTCTGCGAGCTACTTGTGGTCACACTTCCATTATGCGTGCTGCTATGTGAACCCCCTACATCAAACCCAATTCCCCAAACCTTGCCACTTGCTGAAGCGTGTCCTTCAGTAGTAGATGAATCTGACTTAGTGCTGTCAGTGGATGAGGTATCGCTTGTGTGGGAGGATATCTCCATATCAAACGTAATATCCAAATCAGTGATCCCAACATTAGGAATCTGCACAAGGCTCAATAAAGGTGTTTTAATTGTCTGCTTTACGGGTACAAGGGTGTCATTATCCCCTTTTGTCATCCGTTCAATTTCCACCTCTAAACATTTCGTTTTTCCATTCTCGTCAAAGCCGATTTCCTGCACAAATTGCAAGGTCGATTTTGCCAATGCTGTACCCCCATTAGAAGCCGCTAAAATTGGGCTAAGGATAAGATCACCTATGGGCAAGTTGCCATAGTCTGCCAGTTGATTTGAGTCTGCTGCCATTTTATTTCTATATCGTTGGTATTAATTTAACTAGGTTGTCACCCACTCGAGCCAAGCCTTCTGCTTGATCCGTAGAGGTAAATTTTATCTTCATATTAGCCATCTGCTTTCCCTGCCTTAGCTTTCCAAGGCATCCCAAAGCCTTCTCCCCCGTGTGATCCAGATTAAGCTCCAGATCAATCTCTAGCTCATCAATTTTAAGAGGGTTATGCTGCACCAGTGTCACCAGTGGAGCCTCCACATCCTTATCGTTGAGCTTTAAGGTTATGCTCTTAGGACTACCATCCTTCTCAAAGTAAGTTGAAACGAATCGCTGTGCCTGCTGCTCCTCCACTGCTCGCTGTGCTTGGGAAGCTGCTGAGTAAATGGAGTTAAATATGTTCTGTAAATCGCCTGCCATAGTATGTCTTTTTGTGTAAAAAAATTTAGGGACTCTGTTCCGTCACGATTTCCTTCCTCGAACCCTCAAGACCCCCCCCACCCCCTTTTTCGCGGGTGCTAAGTTGTTGATATCCAGTGAGTTATGTATGTATATGTATAGCTTTTTTCGCACAATAGGTATTATATTTAATTGAGTGGCTCCTCCTGCTTATCCTCTTCTACATCAATGACTTGGGGCTCTTGTTTAGCTCTCTTCATTTGCTCCAGCTTATCCCCTAGCTCTGAGTGTGTAAGCCCCTTATGGTGAACAACATGAGTTACATTCTCGTTGTCGAGCATGGCTTTCTTATCAGCAGCTATAGCAATGCTGACGGGAACTTGGCCAATAGATAACTTATCAGCCTCAGTAATTAACCGATCAGAAAGCAGGTCTATTGCCTCTCCTAGCTTGCTAGAGACTCTTTTCTTCCACTTCCCTAGTTCCTCTGCATTCTCGTAGCAAATGCGGCTTATAGTGTTAGGTGAAGCTCCTGTGACGCTGGTGATCTCGTTGTAGCTCTTGCCTTGCTTTCTCATGGAGAGAATAAGCTCGTATTTCTCAGGGTCATACTTTTTGTAGCTTGACCTATCGTAATCAGTGCCTTTCTTCGAGCTCCTTGGCATTTGTGGGTGTTATAGCGTCTTATACCTGATTTACTACTTAAAATAATTCACAGAGTTATTCACACCCGTCTATAAGTTTTGGATAACTTGTGTAGATCGCTGTAAATCCTGCGAGCGGCTAGGCTGTATATATCTGTGCCTCTTGCGAAGCTGTGAAGCCCTATTGCAGCACATTTGATCTCGCTGGGGTATACTTTCCTCAGTCTAGCCTCTGCGAGTATCTCACGCCCATATGCGAGCCAGTAGTGAACACTGCCTGTTTTAGGCGGGTCATAATATGCTTTGAAGTGCAGTTCTGTCTTCTTACCCCAAGTACCAGCGGGGTTAACAGTGAGCCCTAAAGCCTTAGCAGCTTGCTTCTTTGCATCCTCGTGTACCTTGAGACTCTGGGCTTCCTCTCTGTTCTCTCGCAAAGCATCACTCAGTTCATTTGATTGTTCGTTTGGACTCTCCATATACTTTGAGGGGAAAAAGCCCTTAGAACGAATCCTCGGGCTATTATAATGTATTTACCTTAAAACGGTATATTTAACCTTTATTAAACCAGCATCTAGATCAGCTAACTTAGCAAAAGCAGCTTTGCTTAGGTCTAGTGTTCTTCCTTTAACAAAAGGCCCTCTATCTGAGATCACAACAATCACAGATTTA